CCCGCCGACGCCACGGCCCTCCTCCAAGCGGCCATCGACGCCGGAACCGTCATCCCGCCCGGCACCTACCCGTTCGCCACGCCCCTGGAGGTCGGCCCCGGGAAGACCCTCACCGGCAGCGGGCCCGGACTGACACTGTTGACCTACACCGGCCCGCCGACCGACGACGGGGCGATCCGCATCCCGCCGCTGTCGTGGGGCTGGCGGGTGTCGGGGGTGAACCTCGCGGGCGGGAAGGCGGGGACGGGGATCCGCTGCGGGTACGGGCCGGGAGCCGGGGCCGGGTCGAGCAACGGGAGTGCGGTGCTCAAGGAAATCTGGCTGTCGGACTTCGCGGTGGGGATTCACTTCGGGGACGCGGCGAAGAGTCGGGCGGTCAGCGAGGTCGTGTACGAGCAAGTCATTTGCTACGGGTGCGACACGGCGGTGAGGCTCGAAGACTGGAACACCCTCAATCACAACTTCACGCTCTTCGGTTGCGTCAACGGCCGGGTCGGGATCGACTGTACGAGCGCCGGCCACGTGCACGTCCGGGGCGGGTCGGCGACGAATGTCGGAACCGTCTTCGTGGCCGGTGCCTCAGAGATGTACACGTTGAGGGACTTCCGCGCCGAGGTCTGCGGGTACTTGCTCACCACGGCCACCGTCGGGTCCCGCCACCCGGCGATCATCGAAGGCTGCACAACGGGGGCGATCACCCGAGCGGACAAGGTCGATATCCTCGTCCGGGCCGGCGGCACGGTGACGGTCCGCGACTGCACCTTCGAGGGGAGCGTCCGCTATGAGGGGCCGGGGGGCGAACCGCCGCAGGGGCTCGGCCAGGTCGTCCTCCACAACGTGGGGACCCAGCAGCCCGCGGTGCTGACGTGGCGGGTGCCGACGAGGGGCGCGTTCGAGGTCCACAACTCGGCGACGCTGGACGCGGGGTATATGGTGCGGGCGAGGCTGAACACCGTCGGGCAGGTGACGATGGGGGCGGCGGGGCGGTTTCCGGTGGGTGGGAAGTGAACTTTTACCGGAGTGTGACGATGCCGAGCGAAACCAGTCTATTGGCTCTGTACAAACGATTGGCTGTATTGCAGCGAAGGATGAAGGCTCGGCCGCGTTGGATTTTTCAATGGTGCTACATGAGCTTCGGCACGTTCCGGAGGGTTCAACCGCATTTTCGGACTGTTAGGAAACGGGACGGAAGCCCGCCGGTCTACTTTGTCGGACTACTCTACTTCGTTCTGGTGTTCTCTAACCCACTCAAATGGATGAACCGATGACTCCGCTGTTGACAGCCAAGAGGCGAGGGAGGCCGCGAAAGTATCCGCCCCCGAATGCGGATCAAACCGGCGGCCAGTTTCTGAGCGAAGACTGGCCGAAAATGTCGTTCGGCGAACGGGTGTTCTGGCGGATGTTCGGCGACATGGACGCCACCATCGACATGCAAAAGAAGCTGATCCTCGCCCTCGCTGAACGGGTTCACAAGCAGGCCGAGTTGTTGAGTCGGAAAGCCGAGGCCAAGTAGCACCCCCGCCGCACCCCCGACCGGAGAAGGACGATGCCGACGACCGATGATGAACGCGGAGCAGTTGATCTCAAGGCGTGCCCGACTCGCACTGCGTCGGGACTGTGCCGATGCGGAATCTGCAAGCGGTGTGGGAATCAAAAGCACACGGCGATCCACGGTCCGGTGATGGGTGAACCGCCCGGATCAAAGCCATACGGCCACGAATACGAGGAGACCCGATGACCCCCGACGACCTGGCCGACCGCGTGCTGGACGTGTTCTCCCGGGGCGAGCCGGACATTGCTGCACTGACCGGCGGCGGTGCTCCGACTTGGCTCATTCACGGCGAGAAGGACTTCGAGGCCGTGTCGGTCGCGTGCAACGCCGCCCCGGTGCTCGCGGCCGAAGTGAAGCGGCTGCGTGCCGAACTGGCCCGGCGGCGGGAGGACGAGGGGGCCGTGACGCGCGATTGGTTGCTGGCGCTGCCGGGGGCATTCGACCGTGGTCCGGAAATCGAATTCGACGCCGGTACGGTCAGTTTCACCGAGTACGCAGAATATGTCAGCGGCCCGTCTGAGTGGTGGTTATTTGAGGACCGCGTCGAAATGAAGTCCCGCCGGCAAGTTCTGGCCCTGCTCGAAGGCTACGCCCTGCCCACCCCCAACCCGGGAGAGTGAACGTGGAACCGCTGACGATTACGGACAACGACGGCGACCAACTCGACCTGAAGGAGTATTCTCCGGGCAAATTGATGGTGACATGCCAAGCGTTCGGACCAGACGAAGAATCGGACACGAATCAGTGTGCACAGGTGCGGTTGCTTCCCACCGACGCCCGCAAGCTCCGCGACTGGCTATCCACCTACCTCGCCCACCAGGAGTCCGACCGTGCCCACGAATGACCCCACGCCGGGGGAACTGGCGGACTTCTGCGACCGGCTCGCGCAAGAGCCGGATTGGAAAGACTTCGCCGCATACCGTGACGAGTTCCGCCGCATCGCCGCCCTCTTGCGGTCGATGCCGACGTGGCAGCCGATTGAGACGGCACCGAAGGACGGGACGACGATCCTGATTTCATGGGCCGGGGCGGGGATGGTGTTCCTGTCGCGATGGCTGAAGAACGCGGACGAATGGCTGATGCCCGTGACGACTGCTCACCGGCCTCTTAAACCACCGACGCACTTCTGCCGTTACCCTTCACCCCCGGAGATACCACGATGACCAGCCCCACGCCGCCCACCCCGGCCGATGCGGACCGCGGGTGCCAAGTCTGCGCCGAAGGCCGCGACTGCCTCTGCTGGCACGCCGCCGTCGAGTGGGCGAGCCGACGAGAGCGGGAGTGGGCGGCGGCAAAGATCCACGAAACGAAAGAGGAGACGATCCGCCAACTGATACACGCCGGCTACGATGAGCCGCGTCGGATCAAGAAGTTCGTCGCCATGATGGACGGCTTGCGAGACATGCTCGCCCCCGGCCTGCCGGGCGGCACGGAGGGGGGAGGGAAGGCGACGTGAGAGACCAAGTGCGTGAGAACTCAGCAATCGAACGGGCGCGAATGATACGCAATCCGACGGTTCTCGGACTGGCCCGGCGTTGTATTGCTGACGGATTTGCCTCATCATCGGCTCGACCGATTCTCGCGGATGCGTTAGAGGAGGTCGGATACGACGATGCCAAGTATTTGCACGCACTTCGGTACGGAGACGTTCCTTGGTTCCGAGGGTGCGACCCAACCAAGACGAATGTGGCACACGAATCCATTTTCGAGGAAGCGGTTAAGGGGGTGCCGCCCGAACTTGAAGGATACGACTGGAAAGAGGCGTTCGGGTACGCCGGAGAACCGGAAGCACACGGAAGTGGAGTTCCTACCGAAGCAGTCCCGGGATCGGGCATTGCGACCACGCCATTCTCCCGTGTCGATGTGGCCGAAGTGCTGGCGACAGCGGAGGGCGAAAACGACGGCCCTAACTGGTTGTGTGTCGGAAAACTGAAAGACGGTCGATGGTTCGCACTCGACGCCGGGTGTGATTACACCGGGTGGGACTGACGAGCCGGCGGGACGGTCGCGGTCGCGGCTACCGAAAACGACATTATCCGGTTCGGGCTGAGTTCAGAGTGTCGGGTGAGGCTCGGTTTGACTGTGCCCGGACTCGACGACTTGCACACGGCCAAGTAACCCCCACCCCCGGACGCCGGGCAGGAGCGAACGAGATGTTCCGGTTTCTCAAACTCCTAATCTCCGGTCATCACCGATGGTCACGGTGTTGGATGGGATTTCATCGGTGGTCAATGCCGGGCGGGTGGTGTGAGCGTTGCGGAATCTGTGACAACTTCTTCGGAGGCCACGATAAATGCGGATTGACCTGTATCCACTACGAGGAAACCGCCCATGCCGGCTGAACCTACGCCCGCCCCCGGACCGGACGACCGGCCGACAGGTTTCGTGTCCAGCAAAGCGGCGGCCTTCGCCAAGTGGGCTGAGACCAACCCGGATGGCCTTGCGAAGATGCAGGCACAACTTGACAACCTGCCGCCTCTTCTTCCCGCGTCCGACCCCCTCACGCCGGGCGAGCGGGAGGATGCGGCCGACCTGGCGGTTGCATCGTGGCGATGCTTCCACTGCGGCGAAGTCTTCAGCAGCCGGAAGTACGCGGCCGAACACTTCGGGGCCGAAGAGGGCGACGTTCCGGCGTGCCGCCTGTCGCACAGCGAAGGCCACCTAATCACCTACATCCGCAAGCTACAGCGGGAACTCGCATCGTACCGCCGGGAAGACAACCTCGTCCTGCGGGCGTGGGATGCAAGGGTGATGGAGGGCGTGGATGCCGTCCGTCGGGCCGAAGAAACCGGCTACAACCGGGGCGTTCAGGACGCGAAGAAGATGTTCGAGGAAGAACTCGCCGCCGCCCGCCGCGACGGGGAGGCGGTGCGGCGAGATACGTTGATGGACTTCAAGGCGTGGGCCGAGGGAAGGTGGCGAGCCGAAGTCCATCAACGACCGGAAGTGAACGTCTACCGCGACATGCTGGACGCGACTTGGAAACAGGTCATCCATGAGGCTGAACGGTTGGCCGCACCGAAACCCTAGCCCGTAGCGGACCCGGCCGAATCCGGGAGAGGAGAGGGCGATGACCGATGAAGTGCGAAACGAGTTGAGGCCTCTTGCATGGAACGCCGACATCCTGACCAAGGACAACGACGGGTATAGCGGTCGCGAGATGTACGGCGAATCAACTCTTGCCTTGACCGTTAGCAGTCGTGACGAGGCGGCCGTTCTGGTTCACTTGGCCGACAAGACACTGAATGCAAAATTGCGATACGACAGCCTCGGAAAGAAGTTTGTCGTTTACTGATTCCCCACCCCGGCCCCAGGCCGCACAGGAGGACGGACGGATGCGTCGGCTGCTCTCATTGCTGATTTGTTGGTGGGACGGGCACGCATCCGAATCGCATTCGACCGTGTCGCACTTTCGGGACTTCGACACCGGAGGATTGTGGCACACGAACTTTTACTGGGAGTCGTGTAGACGGTGCGGCAAGCGGCTGACAGAAACTCGGTCGAGACACGGAAAGGGATGGTCTCAGTAACCCCACACACCCCGAGGGCCGGCGATGGACGCGAAGCAGGTCGACGAGGCGTTTGAATCACTGGCTAGATACTGCACGTTCCTATGGCACGACGAGCGGGACGGCACGAGCGAGGCCGACCAGTTCAAGACCGAACTCGCCCGCATTCTCAACCGCGAACCCGGGACGGGGGTGGTGCCGGAGGACGACGGTGAGCCGACCACGAAAGACTGGTTAGAGAGCATCGGATTTGTCAGCGAGCACGGACGATTCGCCCGCGGTCAGTTGCAGTTCACGTACTTCGCCGGATGGAATGCGTGGTGGGCGGTCAAAGGCCAGCCCCACGTGTCATCTCGTCTGGTTGACGGACTCAACACTCGCGGCCACGTCCGCCGGCTACTCGCGGCCCTCTCCCTCGCACCGGAGGCCGGGCCCACCTAGCGCCCGCTCCGCCCCTTCCCGGGCTTCCGCTTCGCCTGGCCCTGCACCGGGCCGGGCGATTCGGCGAGGCAGGGGCCGTAGTCGATCTGCCCGTCGAACGTACCCGGATTCGACGGCGGGGTGCACTGCTCCTCGGCCGGGCACGCCTTCCCGTTCGCCGGGTCCGGGACCCAGCCGACCCCGACCCGCCACGTGTACTTGCAAGGGAGCATCAATTCCTCCCGATGCAGTCGAGCACGTCGGTGGCCCCGGGGTGGCCGAGCCGTTCGGCCTCGGCGTAGTACGACCGGGCCGCGGTCGTCTTCCCGCTCGCGTACAGGATCGCGGCCCGGTAGTACGGGACCAGCGACTCGTCCCGCGGGTTGGCGTTCGCCAGTTTCGCCAGCATCAGGCCCGCGAGCCCGTACTGTTGGGTGTTGATGTAAATCTCGATCATGGGCGGGAGGTAGCATTCCGGCGACGCCTGGTGCGCGCCGGCGTCCTGGTAGTGACCCAGCGCCTCTCGGTAGTCGCCCCGGAGTTGGGCCGCCGCCCCCGCGAGCATCGGCGCGGACGGACCGAGACGGGGCAGAATCGCAGCCATCGGGCGGACCTCCGTACGGGGTGGGTTGGCACTAATACACAGACTGGCGACGGCGACGGCGAGGAAAATGCCGGGGAGTTTCGGGACGCCGACGACGGGCGTGGTCACCTTGTCGGGCTTCGGGGTGGCGGCGAGCGACCGCTCGATGAGGCGGTCCGTCTTGACAACGGCGTCGGTCAGGGAGCTTTTCAGGGAGTACAACCCGCCGGTAATGGAGTCCTGATACTCGACCGGGGTCAGGTCATGTGTCGGGGTCATCGGAATCTTCCTCCGCCCTCCGGTACAGTTCGGTCGCCTCAGTATCGGTCAAGAGTTCCCGCCCCTTCATCCGCTCAATGAGCTGAATCAGGAGCCGGTCCTTTCGTGTGTGCTTCCGCTCGCAGTCGTTCAACTTGCGGCCCATTTCCCCGAGTTGAGTGTACACCGCCTGCATGTCGTGTTCGTGCGCCTTCTTCCGTTCGAGCATGAGCGCCTTGAAAAAACCGACCGCGTTTTGCTGCTCGACGTGGGCGACGTCGATTTCCTTCTCCCGGTCTTCCCACACGATCCGGGCATCGGCTTTCTTGTCAGAACGTCTTTGCTTCCGCATCGTGTACCACAGGGTACCGAGGGCGGTCAAGACCCCGGGGGCGGAGGACAGTACCACGGTTAAGACATCTCCCACACAGGCCTCTCCGGTCTACGTCGCCCTGGTGTCCGACGACTACGACTCCTCCAGCCGCTGCGCCACCCCGGCGGCGATCTTGTCGACCGCGGCGGGGGCGATGGACACCACCCGGACGGCGGTCGGGTCCCCGACGCTCGCCGTCGCGTGCTCGACGTGTTCGGCGACGCTCGACGTAATCTTCCCGCCCAAGTCCACGATCCGCTGCTTCTCCTCCTGATCGTGGTACGCCTGCTCCGCCAGTTCCGCCGCGGCCATGTCCTCCGGGTCCCGGGTCATGTGAGCCACCCGCCGCAGTGCTATCATCGACACCTTCAACTGGTTCGACATGGAACTGTTCACCAGCGTGTGCACCGCCCGGCCCACCTCCGCGATCCCGTCGAGTTTCTCGCTCTGTCGGGCGGTCTCGGCGACCAGTGTTTTCTTCACCTCCTCCACCTTCCCCGCCGCCACCTCGGCCTTGCGGCCTACCTCCTCCACCTTCCCCGCCGCGGCCTTCGACGCCACCGCCGCCTGCTCCGTGAGTTTGTTCAGCCGGACGACAAGGAAGGCCATGACGGCGGTGAAGCAGGTCCCCAGGAACGTGACCACGACGGTGACGATCTGGACGAGTTCCGAGGACTCCGCGAACAGAAGAAGCACTACGTCACCCCGGGGTTATTACCCTTTGATCGGAGCCCCGAACACCTGCCAGCCGAGCAGGCCGAACAGAATCAGCAACAGCCCCGTACTGGCGTACAGTGCGTACTCTCCGAAGATGCGGACACCGAAGAGGGCCGAGATACACCACAGGATCATAAGCAGCCAGAACAGCAATCCGCGCGTCACGGTGCACCGTCTTTCGGGGCGAGGGAGAACGGGCCGGGCCAGCCCGCGAGGGAACTACGGTCTCGGGACCGGGTTTGAGAACGTCGCCGTCAACCCCGCCACGGCACTCCCGCCGACGGTGCCGGTCAGGTCCAGCGAGAAAGGTCCTACCGAGCCGTCGTCCCAGGTCGCCGTGACGCTGATCGTCACCGCGCCCGGCTTGACGCCGTGGGTCTGTACGGTCGCCCCGCTCGGCGTGTCGAGGGTCAGGGTCGACGGGTCCGACGACGTCGCGGTCAACGTCGCCACGCCGTCGATCGGCACTTGGTTGCCGGCCTTGTCGACGCCGAAGACGGTGAACGACCCGTCCTCGTTGTCCGCGATGCTGAAGGCGTCCCCGGCCGCCTTCGCGCCGGCCGCGGCCATCATCTTGCGGGCGCCCTTCGGGGCCATCTTGCAGGTGAACTTCGCCATGAGACAAAACTCCTACTCGGGTTTACCGGTCCTTGTTCGGACCGAATTCGGCGCCAAGCCCCACGACGGGACCGGGCGGTTCGGGCGGTTCTGGTGTCAGTATGGTGGCGATCTTTTCCACCGCGACCGCGATCCGTTCGAGGATCGGGGTAATCTCCACGAGAGACTTCCCCACCCCCTCGTCCGCCCGCAGCGTCACGTCTACATGGATTCGCATCGTCTCCCCCGGGCGCCCCGTTCCCGTCTCGGAACAGCCCCGCCCCCGGCTTTCACCAGAGGCGGGACCGCAGGTAGGATTTGCAGAGCGGCGATGGTTCGGGCCTCGTTTCCCGGCGCTCGTCCGCCTCACGCCAACCCTCGGCCGCTTCGATCAGCCGTGACGCCCGGGTCAGGGCTTGCTTCGTCACCCACCGAGAAGGCCGAGCAGCATCTTCATCAGGGCGGCGATGAGGGCTTGACCCTGCGGACTCTGAAGGAACGCCATAATGGCGGCCAGAATCGTACCGTCGCCGATGGCCGACACCTTCCCGACTTCCGACTCCGTCTCCGGACCGGCGAGGGCCGCCGCGGCGTCGATGGCCTCGCCGTCGACTTGGCCCATCACGTCGTTAATCTGCCGCCGGGAGTAGCCCTCCTTCGACAGTTCCCGGCGGGCGTGGACCTTCGCGTAAAACGTCAGCAGCGGATGAGACACGTTAGGATCACCTCCCCTCACGAGGAATGGAACCCGACCGCCCGCCGGGCGCCCCGTCTTCACAAAGGCGGTCCCGGCGGGCGTGGCTTGCTATCGCGGACAATTCCCGCCCGGACACCCGCCCCGCATGACGCCCCGGAACACCGCCCGACCCCGATCCACGAACATCGAGAACCCCCCGACGGGCGCGAGCCGGGGCGGGTTACTCTGCACCGCCGCCGTCATCGGCAAAGGCACGCTCGCCACCGGCGCCGCCGGCTGGACCGGCTCCGGGGCCTTCATCGCCGGGGCCACGGCGGGGGCGGGAATGACCGCCACGGGCGCGATCTTGGCGGGCACGACGGTTTCCCGCGTGACGGTCCGGGTGCGGGAGACGCGAGCTAATGCGGCCCCACCGGTACACCCGGCCCGCGTCGCCATGGACCCGGCGCAGCCCGTGCGGACCGTGGCCGTGCCCGCGCAGCCCGTCCGGGGGGCCGTGGCGGTCGCCTGGGCGCCGGAACAGCCGCTCCGGTGGAGCAGGTGGGCGTCGGGGGAGACGGGGGCGGTCAGGAGACCACCGGCGAGAATGAAACTGTAGATGGTGCACTTCCTTTCGGTTGGGGTTGAGAGATCACTTCTTCGGGATTGCAGCTTTCACTTCGTCCGTCTTCTGCCCCACGGCCGCGACTGCCTTGTGGGTGTCGTCGAGCTTCTTCAACGTCTCATCCTGCTTCGCCTCGGCCCGGCCCGTGGTATACCGCAACTCTTTCTTGACCTCGACCGCGTCGGCCGCGGCGGTGTCGACCTTCGCAGCGGTCGCGTCGATCTTCGCGCCGTTGACCTCCTGCGTGGCGTGGATGTTGTCCAGCTTCGTCCCGTGCAGACTCGATATCACCCCCTGCACGACCTGCCCGACGGTGTTCATGAGCGTCCCCACCGCCACGAGGACGAGGATGACTTTCGTCGCGTCCTTCCACCACGGGACGGGATCGGGCGGAGGCGGTGCGGGCGGTTCGGTCGGCGGCACGATGGTCTCCCGGGGTGGTTCGGTGCGCGGGGTGTAGGGCGGGGGCACGGGTCAGTTTCTCCAGCGTCCGAACAAGCCGATGCGGCCGGACGACGACGAACACCCGCCCGGACCGCAGGTCGGGTACGACGGAACCGACTCCGCGGGGACAGAATTATTCCCGACCATTGAGGTCGATGATTCTGGTGAGAGGGATAATTCTGGATCGGCCACCCACTCGTACCAACAGTTGCCGCCGGAACAGTGCTTGACGTAGTGCCCACTGCTCGCCTGTTGCGGCGCGGTCGCGAGCTGGGCCCGGATCGCGTTGCACATCGCGCAGTACGGGGAATTGCAAAGCGGTCGCGAGTACAGTTGACCGCCCCACGCGGCGGCCGTCACTTGCTGCAATGCCACGGGCTGCGGGCGAAGGTAAATCCAGGTGTCGCCGTTCTGAGTCGCGGCCACCGGCGGCCGGTGCATGTAACTGGCGAACGCGGCCAGCTTCTCCAGTCTCGACTTCAACTTCGCCAGCACGTCGGGCCAGAGGTAAGCCACGCCCACGTCGGCCTGCACGTCCGTCGTGATCGCATCGCCTTCGACAATCGTCACGAGGTTCCCCAATCCGGCGGCCCGAACGCATTCTTTCGCGGCGGCCGCGCGGGTCGGGTCGATCTCGACCCCCGTTACTCGGCATCCCCACCGCTGGGCCGCAGCAATGCACCATCGCGCGTCGGCCCCGCAGCCGAAATCGACGAACCCAATCGTCGGCTTCGGGAGCAGGGCCAGGACACGTGCGATTTCACTTTGTGGAGTCGGGGCCGCATCGGCGTCGGCCTGACTCTGGACAGGTGTCCGTTCCCGCGCCGCCCGGGCCAGTGCCAACGCGGCGGCGGCGTCCGCGTCGGGGGACGCGCCGGCGAGGAATCCGAGAAGGAGGAAGGTGGTCATGGCGCCCCCTAAATCAGCCAGTGGATCAGGTCCGCAGGCCACCCGTCAAACCCGCTGAACGTCCACGAGTCGTCTTGGGCGAGCATCGCCGCGAGATCTTTCTTCAGAATCCAGAAGGAGTACGACGGGATCGGGATCGGGCCGATCGGTCCGTCTGGCTCGCCGGGACCCCAACTCTGGTCGACGAGGAAACACTCGCCATCGCCAGCCAGGTCCGGAGTCCAGCCCTGTACCGTCATTTGGTGCGACCACGTTCCGCCGCGGTGGGCGCGGCCGTTGCTGTCGCGGGTGAACATGACCGATCGACTGGACCGGATGCCCATGAACCCGACGTTCGACGCCACCGTGAATCCGTACCCGTTGACGATGAGGTCGCGGCCCTGGTCCGTCGTCTTCACTTGGGCCATGTTCTTGACGAGGTGATTTTTCGCCTTGGCCTTGTACTCCGTCGGCACTCCCCGTGCCCCGTACTGGCAGGCGAGCGTGTCCGAGTTCTCGTTGTCGCCCGGCTCGGTCGTGTCCTCGTACGTCAACTCGCCGCCTTGGACCGCACCCCGGCCAACCGCCGCCCCGGTGCAGCCGTCGTCGTTCTCGTTGTTCGGGTTGCCGCCGAGCATACCGGCGATCTCCCGGCCGAGTCCGTAAATGATCGCGTGGTTCGTCTGCTTGAACACGAGCGGGGCACCGGCGCCGATCATCACGCACTGCATTACGTCCAGGTCCCGCTTCAGGCCCCGCGACGTGCAGGTCCCCCGGGGCTGGTTCTGCGAGGGTATGTAATCCCCGATCACCTTTTTGCACACGTCGTGCAGGACGACGGGGCGGTCTGGAGCGGCCTTGGCCCCGACGATGCCGGGGGCGGCCCGGTCGACGTCGGGCTCTTCGCCCCGCATCGAAATCCAGGCCCGCGCATCATTGACGTGAGCCGACGCCAGTTCCTGTCGATATCCGAACATCGTGGAGGCTTCCTTACTTGAGGGAATCGAGCAGGCCCGCGATCCGGTTGAACTGTTCTTTCGCCACGGCTCGCTTCGCCGTGTCCAGCGGGACGGTCGCACCACGGCCGAGCTTCGCGTCCAGTTCGGTCGCAATCACTTCCCGGAACGTCTTTCCGGTCGGTAGCGGCGCCACGGTATTTCCCGCCTTCGCCATATCCGCATAGAGGGCCGCAACGGTCGTTAGGGTCGGATCATCGACGGTCGATTTGTCCTTCGCCGCTTGACGATAAATTCCGGCGAGGGCAGCGGCACATGCTGCGGGGGAACCGTCGGCCTTGAACGCGGCGGAGAGGGACGGGAAAAGCGGGTCGGTGGGTTGTGGCGCCGCCCCGACCGTCACCACCGCCGTCGCCGACCGGTCCCCCTGCGTCACCACCGCCGGATAGGTTCCCGCCGCCGCGTAGGTGTGCGAGAGCGATTGATCCGGTGCCGAACCGTCCCCGTAATTGATTGAATACGGCAGGGCCGGATCGAGCCCCACCGCCTTAAACGTGGTCGAGAGTGGGGCATTGCCCGCGTTCGGTGCGGCGGTCAGGGTGAACGGCGGCGGGCGCGGCCCCGTCCCGGCGTTGACGTCCAGCATCCGCCGGATAATGTCCTTCTCCGTGAACGGGATCGCCTTCCCGGCCGCGTCCACCCGGTTCACCGTCGGCATCACGTCCAGCAGCACCTTCCCCGTCGTCTTGACCTTGATGACGTACACCCACGGCCCCTTGACCGTGACCTGTTCCGGGTCGTCCGCGTCCGGCTTCCTTCCGACGGCCACTTCCGCCGGCACGACGTACGGACCTTTCTTCTTCGAGACCGTGACGGCCCCGCCGTCGAGCGAGAACGTGGCGACCATTTGTTCCGTGTCCGCGTCCACGATGAACCACTGGCCGACGCCGAGCTTCGTCAGCGAATCGGGCGGGGCGACGGGGGCCAGGACTTCGGGGAGACGAACGGTCGGGGGCGGGTCGGCGGCGGCAAGCGGAAGGCCCAGAGCGAGCGACGCCAGAAGAAGCGCGGTCGGCACGAGCCGCATGGTTTACCCTTCAAAGGACGTGATCGGCGTACGGCATGGGGAATTTACCACCGGCGTAGCCCGTCAGAGCGGGCCGGACGTCAGGTCGGGGACGGGACAAGCGAATGATTCGCTCCCGTCATCGTGACCGCCGCCAACGGGCTTCCGTCTTCGTCCGTCACAGCCCCTGCCAGACAGACGAGTGAGACGATGTCGCCGACATGGGCGATGCCAACGGCCGTGAAGACCAGCACCGTCGAGTCGGTTCCCGAGACGTACACGAGGCCTCCCACCTCGGACCCCGAGATCACATACCCGAAGCCCGCGACATACCGCACCGGCTTCGAGAACGTGACGGTCCAGGTGACCCCGTCCGTCGCGACCGAGACCGACACGACGGTCGGCGGCACGGCCGACACGACCGGCGGGAAGGTCGGGGGGTCTTCGCTCGGCCGCACGGTCAGCGTCCCGGCTGCCAGGTCGTCGCGGAACCCCGCGTCCGTCCGTTTTGCGAGCCAGTGATAGGTTGCGGTCTTGTTGCCGACGAGCGCGAACGCGATCGGGTCGGTGGGGAACTCCACGCGGAAGGTTCGGGTTCCGGTGATCGTAACGCCGGACCCGATCGTCAGCGGGAATCCGATCAGGTTCGCCGCCCCGGGGGCCGTCGCCACGAAGAACGAAATCGCCCACCCGGTCACGTCGTCGGCGGAGTCGGCCATCGTGAAGTCGAAGACGACGTCGTCCTTGGTGCGGACGGAAATACTTTGCCGCAGGGCCACTCGGCCCAACTCGTTGCAGTCTCGGTCGTGCGTGGTGGACACCGGGAGGCAGAATTGCGCCGTTCCCACCGTCAACGCCGGGTACACCTGTAACTGCCAGAGAATCTGTTCGACGGGTTCCTGGTCCGTCGGGACCGTCACAAGACAGAGGTAGCGGCCCGGATTGACCGCCAGGACCGGCACCTGAATCAGGAACTCCATCGCGGTCGCGCCGGCCGAGACGGCCGGATCGGGCGAGAGTGGCGTGTTGCCCTCGCCGTCCGAAATGACGGTCGCGGTCGGAAGGCCGGGCGGGATGAAGTCGCACACCACTGCCGCCGTGATCGTGCTATCCTCCGTCAGCCGGCCACCCAGCAAGTCACCGAACAGCTCGTATACCACGTCGGTCCCGCCGAACGTGGCGTAGACAATGATTTGCACGTAATCCGTCTGGAACCACCCGGACGGCACGGAGTAGACGACGTTGTACGTCGCGTCGAGGATCGGCAGAACAATCGTGTCGGACCGGACCCCGTTGCGGAACACCCGGACCGTCGGGATCGCGTCCGGCGGATCGTAGAAAATCAGCTTGCGGGAGATCGTCAGCCCCGGGACCGGCACCGGCACCAGGGGAACGATGGAAGATGTCGCGGGGTTGCCGATCACCCCGAAGTCGAGACCGACCAGCCGAACCGTCGGCATCATCAGCCGCTTCGACGTCCCCCCGATAATGGCAATGACGCGGGGGTGGACGACGTCGCCCGGCGTGTAGTTCGTCGGCAGGTCCGCGTACCCGTGGTAAAGGCCCGTCGCCGCGTGGGCAATGACCACCGGCACGGCGAGGTCATCGGCACCTTGCCGGGCGAGCGTCGCGGTCGGAAGTGCGTCCGCGTCGGCATAGGCACCCGCCGCGTTGTGCGTCGGGAACTCGAAGTGCAGCCGGTCGCCGGGCCGGGCCCAGTTCACTGGTTACCTTCGGTAAGTGTGAAACTATTGGCCGTGATGCTCTGGGAGTTTGCTATCGAATTATTATCAAGCGTCATGTCGCCACCGCCCCCGACCGCCGTGACCGTGCCCTGGATGTAGCAAGTCGTTCCCGCCGAATCGTAGATCCGGAAGAACGTCGCGGCCGTGCCCGAACCGGCTCCGGATTGCCCGGTCAGGGTCCAGCTTCCGGCCTTCGCCTTGGTCCCGCCGGACGCCGCCGCCAGCCAGTCGGACGGCAGCGTGCCTTGCGCGAGCAGGGTGTTTCCGGAGAGCCCGGTCGTCGGGAGGGCCGGCTTGGTGCCGTTGTAAAGATTGAGCAGCGGCGCCGTGCCGACGTTCGTCTCGACCGCGTCGAGCCGAGCGTTCCGAAGGGTCGTCGTGTACTGAATCGCCATGCAAGAACTCCTAAAGGGCCATGCCGAACGTGTCCGGCGAGAATGCGGAAACCTGGAACGACTGGTGGGACGTGCCCGCCAGAATCAGGAACACGAGCGAATCACCCGCGGTCGTGACCGACAAGTTCGCCACCAGCCCGCCGACCGACGAACCGGAGAAGACAACGGTGTCCGACCCCTCGGTGACGGCGGACGTGGCCACGAGAGGCAGGGTGGCGTCGAACGCGGTCACATCCCCGCCCTCGACGATCGCCGCGTCGAAAATCAGGCCGCTCAGGGTCGTCACCGTCGCGTCGAGAACATCGGCCCCCTCCGTCTGGGCGAGACTCGCGGCCGCGGTCACGCCCGCCGTCGAAGCCGCCGTGTCCGCGGTTTCGGTCGGGCCCGCGTCGATCACCAGCCCGCCGAGCGTCGTCACCGTGGCGTCGAGCACGTCGGCCAGTTCCGTGTCCGCAAGACTGTTTCCCACCACGACCGCGGCCGCGCCCGCGAAGGTGTCGTCCGCGGTGGTGTTGGCGGAATCCGCCCGGACGCTGACCAATCCGGCCGACGTCGACGTGTCCGCGGTTTCGGTATCCGCCGCCGCCGCCACGAGGGCGAGGGTGGCCGCGAAGGCGGACGTGTCGGACCCCTCCGCCTTGGACAGGTCCGCCGCAAGGGCCACGGCCCCGGCCGCCGCGAGAGTGTCCGCCGTTTCGGTTTTTGACAGGCTGGCGACGAGGGCGACCGCGCCGGCGGAGACCGACGTGTCCGCGGACTCCGGGGTGAGGGCCGAGATGCCGATGATCGTGGCCGCCACGATCCCGGAATTGTCGAGTGTGTCGGCCGTCTCCGTCTTGGTAAATGTCGAAATCAAGGCGACCGTCGCCGCGAAGGCCGACGTGTCCGCCGTCTCGGTCGGGAGCGCAGCCGAAACGATGGTGACGGCAGCGGCAGAGGCGAGCGTATCTGCCGTTTCCGTAATCGCCGACGCCCCGCCGACGGTCGCACCCGCCGCGAAGACGGACGTATCCGCCCCCTCCGCCTTCTGCACGTCGACGGACGGAACGGTGATGAACTCCGGCGCGAACTCGCCCGCCGCGGTCCGACTCAGGTCGAACCACGCCGCCCGGCTCATCAGAGAATCAAAGGCTCCGAGCCTAAACGAGGGCGGCGGAGGAGTCACCAGAGCAAGGGCGGATGCCACAATGTCGAAATTCGCACCATTGACTGCAGTGTAGATGACGCCAATCTGATTGTTCGACACGACCGGGTTGCCGCTAATGAAGTTCCGGGCCGTTGACCCGGCGGCTTCCAATAACGTCCATGATCCGAAACTGATCGTCCCGCTCGCCGTGGAACCTTTGACGTAGTAAATGCCGTTGTTGGTCGTCGTATCCATTACAAACAGCCAAAGATTTGCTCCGTCAGTGGCCGCGAACAGTCCGGCCCCCGCTTTGACAACTCCCGATCCGACTCCGGAGAAGGTCGGAACCGTCGAAACCGGAGTCGACCAGGTGATATTCCCATCGTGCCTGCGACAAAGGATTGCCGTATTGCTGTCACGTCTGAAGGCGTAAATGTGTGTCGCATCGACCGCGCAGAGACACCAGTCGTTGTCGTCTTGGGTGCTCGTCCCGATACCCACATCGACGGTTCCGGTGTTCGCCGGCCACGTCGTTCCGGAGGTGTACTTGCTCGACTTCAATCCGCCACTGGTCGTATCAGACACGCTGGCATTTTCGTAAACGAGCAGCATGGCCGCTGCAGCCAGAGGGGCGAAGGCGTACGAATTGCAGATGAACCCCATCCCATCGTCCGGCGTGACCAGCGACCCGAACCCGTTCGTCCAGGTCGATCCGCTATCGGCATTGGTCGAGACCCGGGCCAGCGGATCGCCGTTGTTGTTGCTCCCGCTGGCGTTGACCGTGAGCTGGCAATCGTGAATGACGCCCGTCGAGGACACTCCGACCGCGTTCCCCTTGAGCAACCGCGGCACCACCCCTGCCGACGTCGTGACGACTTCGTTCCACGCCTCCCACGTGATCGAACTCGCCCCGGTGAACTTGGCGCGGGCGTGGGCGACCCGCTGGGCGGCCCCGCTCGTTGCACCGGCGCACGACGACACATCCACGTGGACGACGTCGTTGGCGTTGATCGCATTCGGGATCACCGCGACCCCAAGGTTCCGCTGATCGTTCGTCGAAAGGGCCTGAGTCAGCGCGTTGGAATCCGTCGAGGCTGCCCACGTCGCAGTAGTCAGGTCGTTGGAACTGCTGACGTAAGTCGAGACGACGGTCGCCGTTTTTGTTTTGATGACGAACAGCCACCATCTTTGTTGAACGGGAGCGTAGACGAGGTGGGACTGGTTCCCGTGCCCGGAGGCGTCCGAGAAGACAGTGAGACCGGAAACCAGAGTCGTCGCCATAAACCAGGTTGCCCTAGAACGAGTACACGTACACCGCCCCCGCGCCGCCCGTGCCGCCGGCCCCGCCGAGGCCGGGGTTCATTCCCACGCCACCACCGCCGCCGCCGCCACCGTTGGCCCCGCCGTTGCCGCCCGCCTTGCCCGCCGTACTCGCGGTCACGGTCGTCCCCCCGCCCCCGCCGCCGGCCCCGCCGGTCGTGGAATTCCCCGCCGCCCCGTTCGAGCCGACGGTCGGCGCCGCCCCGTCCGTCCCCACTGCCCCGCCGGTGCCCGCGGTGTAGGTCCCCGATGCCCCGCCGGCCGCACCCGCCACGATCGCCGGGGTGGCGTTGTGGTGGCCGCCGGTGCCTCCCCCGCCAGCGCCCTTGATCGACCCGCCCCCGACACTGGAGGTCGGCGTGGCCGTGCTTCCGCCGCCCCCTCCCCCGCCCCGTTCCGCGTTGTGGGCCGTGTTGACCGTGATGGTGCCGTCCGACCCGGTACCACCCCAGACCCCGGCGACCCCCTTCGCCCCGACCACGCCCGGAAAACCGCCCACGCCGGACGTCGTCGAACCCACCGTCCCGGCCCCACCGGTTCCGCCGCCGCCACCGCCCCCACTCGCCACCCCGGAGATCGCCCCGCCGGCCCCGCCACCGCCGCCGAATGCGGTGAGTTTGACGGCGGTCCCGAAGGTCGTATTCCCCCCGATCCCGCCATTCCCGCCCGCAGCACCCGCGGCGCCGGGGATTCCGGCCGTGCCCGCGATCCCCACGTTGACCGCTTCCGTCGCGGCCAGATCGACGGCCTGATAAATCTCGAAGGCGTACGCCCCGCCTCCGCCGCCCGCCCCGCCCTTGGCGACGATTGCGGTGGCGAGTGATGCCCCGGCCCCGCCGCCACCGCCGCCTCCGAACATCGTCACGATGACCGTCTTCGGCGTGAACGACGTCGGCTTCGTCCAGGTGCCGGCCCCGGGCGTTTGGAACACCTGCAGGTCTACCTGTCCGGTCGCGTTCGCCGTCTTCGGCACCCCACCGGACGTGTAGGCCTGCCAGTCGCCGTTCGCGTTCCGGGTGAGGTTTTCCCCGGGCAGCACGACGCCCGACCAGAGGTGAATGATGTTCGTCCCGTCGGTGTGCAGGACGGTAATGGTGACGGCGAGCGTGGCGTGGGTATTGCGGAGGTTGATGGCCTTGACGCACCGGGCCACGCCAGATCCGGGCGAGCCGACGATGGTCGTCGTCGTCGCGGTGGAGATCAGGGTGTTCAACCGGTCGGGCGTGGCGGCGCCGGCCCCGACGCTGTCGATGTAGTCGGCGTGGACGGAGACGGTGGCCGTCGAATCGGTGATGACTCGAACCAGGTCCGACGTCGAGGTCATGTAGATCATGCGGCCCCCCGGTTAGCCAACCGCACCGCCCCGCCCCGGGCCGGAATCGTAATCGACGACGGCTGCGCGGACCGGGCGAAGAACCGGACGATCGCGTCCGTCAGATTGGCGATCCGCGTCTCGTCGTAGAACTGGGCCGACGAGTGGTCGCCGACGACGAGTTCGAGGGTGAACTCGACCATCCGGCTCGCGGTCAGCGTTTGCATGACGTCGAGGTTGTCCGCCGTCACGACCAGCGTGTCGTCCGACGCGGCCACGGCGTAGATCGACGTCCTCGGGAAACTGGTCGCGGCGATCAGGACCGGGTTGGACAGGTACGACTTGACGGCAAAGTTCCCGTCGTTGGCCGCGTATGCCGTGTTGATGTTGGAGTTAAAGACGCCCGCGTGCATCGCGTCCAAATTGCACGCGGCTTTAATTGCGAGGAATCCGACGTAGGTGTATCGGGAGTCGAACATCGACTGGAACAGGTCCAGCCCACCCATCGACTGACCCCACCCCAAAACTTGACCGGCGGTGATCCGGTAGTGGTCGAGGGCGTACTGGTACGCCGCGGCCTGCTGAACGACGGAGATCGGGTTGCCCCAGTTCTGCGCCGTCCCCGGCTGGCCGCCGTCCGCGTTCGACGAGAAAATCAGATAACCCGCGGCCCACAGGTCGTAGACGAATTCTTCCTTGTCCCCGCCGTACGCGGCGGGCGCCGAATAGTCCTCGCCCGCCCCGTGGAAATACTGGATCGCCGGTGGGTGATCGGTTCCGGAATCCGACCACCCCTTCGGCGGGATGACGAGCATCGGTTGCCCGTCGCCCTGAGTCCGGAAATCAAAGCGAAACGTGTCCCAGGCATTGACGTTCGACCATTGCAGGCCCGTGGAATCGCTGGCGGGGCCGAAGGTGATCAGCCCCATGCGCGTGCCGGTGAGTGGCGTCGTATCGGCCCAATCTCCGCTATTGACACCGTCGGTAACAACCGCGCCGTTGACCGTGATCGTGATCCGGCACCACCCCGGAACGGCGTAGTGGTCCCGGCACTCGATCAGGATGGTGTAGTCCGTGGCCGCGGTCAGCACCGCCGTCACTGTACTGCCGATCTGAACCGGATTCCCGGCGAGCCACCGAGTGACCTTCCAACCCACCCCCGCAAAATACCCGATCTCGTAATAAGTCTGGGCGGTCGGGGAGGCCCGCATCGCCATCAGGGCGTAATTGACGTTCGTCTGGCACCGGAGGGTGGCCGTGAAGACCTGATTCCGCTCTTCCGGCAGTGCATTAGACAGCACCAGACCGTAGTTGTTGTCCACCGACCGGACCCGGCCGTTGCCGACGAGCTGCAGGTTCCCGGTGTAGGCGGGGTGTAGCGACCATCCGCCGCCCGTCTCCGGCGTGTGGGCCGTGAGCAGGGACGCGGCGGTCCCGGTGAACGTGTCCGTCAGGAACTTGATCAACCGTCAAGCCCTCAGTGCATCGCCGGTTGTTTTGAGCAGCGCCAGGTCGCCACCCGAAGCGGTGGCGAACCAGATCCCTGCCCCGTAGCACACGCCCCCCGCGTTGAACCCGATCAGGCCCGGGTACATGCCGTAAATCCGCGGGCCGGTCGTGGCCGCCAGGGTGCCGGACGGGACGGTGGGGGTCGACGAAACCCCGTCGAGGGTCCAGGTGATCTTCTGGTCGGCCGCGACCTGGACGGCGTGCGAGTGATTGCCGGTGTCGGCGGCGGCGATGCCGAAGCTCGAACAGTTCAGGTCGGCCGAGTTGCCGGTGAAGTACCAGCCGGTGAACGCCGACAGTCCCCGGGCCTGGCCGGTGGCATTGGCGCCGAACCCGATCAGTTCCGACCCGCCGGCAGACCCGGCCTTCGCGGACGCGAAGAGGACAATGACTTGGGTGGACGCCGCGGTCAGGTCCGCCGCCGTGTAGTACGTCGTCATCCCCGTCCCGTCGAGATACCAATTCAGTCCCGCCGTCTGCTTCAACAGCCAGCCCGTCCCGTTACAGGTCCAATCCATTCCGCCGTTGTAATGCGGGTCGGTAATGACCTTGACGGGGTCGTTGACGGCGATCGCGGGTGTCGTCTTCCCGGCGTTCTGCCACAGTCCGTTGGCCGCGTAGGAATCGTTCGGCCAGAGACCGCCTTGATAGCCGGTGAGGGCGGCGAGGGCCCAGCTAGCCGTCCCGCGGCGACGTGAAGTCAGAGAGAGGCCGAGTCCGAGCACAGGGCCTCCGGGTTACCAGATGGCCTTGATGCCGGTGGCCGTGGTGAGCGTCGAATTGACCCGGGTCGCCATGACGGGGATCAGGAAATTCGCGGGGACGGTCCAGGTGGCGACGACGCCGTCGGCACCGACGAAGGACACGTCGCCGGCCCCGGTCACGTACAGCGACCGGGCAATCCGTGTGAAGTTGACGGAATCGCTCGGCGTCACCGCAGCCGAGCCGATGCCGGGCATACTGGCGAGCGGCTGGGTGTTGTTGCCGCCCAGCGCCAGCGTATTTGCATCGGACAGGGACAGGGCCACGGCGGAGACTCGTGCGACCGGAAGGTGGTCCGGACCGCCTCATGGTGGAGGCGGACGTAGCCCGTCAGGAAGGGGGGATCAGGCATCGCCGATATACGCCGGGCACGTCTGGCACGCGCCGAGGTGGGAGACGACGGAGAGGAACCGGTCACAGACGACGAGGTCGTTTCCGCGGCACGAGCCGACCCGTGCGACCAGCCGGCCGCGGTCGATGCACAGGGCGGTGCGGCCAGACCTCGGGGGCGTGATCTTCTCGCCGGCCAACGCCCGACGGTACGTTTCGGACTTGCGTATGTCGATCATACGTGAACGTCGATTGTGAACGTCTGGCCGCCGAGGATCCCGTCGAAGTCGAAGCCGGCCTGCGGAAAGGACAAGTAAATCGGGTAGCAGGTCGAGGACGCGGCGTTCTGGTTGTACTTCAGAACGTCCGGAGTGCCCCGGAGGTAGATTTTCATGTTCCACGTCGGACCCGCGACGCACGACAGGACGAACTTGTAATCGCCTACGAAGAAGTATCCGTTGCCGGACCAGAAGTCCGGTGAAACGTACCCGAGTTGGGCGGCGAGTGTCGACGCGGGGGCGGGCGCCGTTGCCCCGGGCAAAATGACCTCCAGGGCGCGCGGTATCTTTTCCGTGCAGCATGGGACCGTGACGTGTCCACACCCACAGGAACCGAACGTAATGGTCAGCGGATCGTCGAGCGACCGGGGCGAACCGGAAACGAGCGTCAGGGTAGAAGTCGTGCCGCCGCGATTCCCGCCGGTCGCGTTCAGGGGGTCCAGGATGATCTGCGGCGGACAACAATCGAACGGCGAGAGGGAAAAGACGAGTTCGTTGCCAGACGGACCCGGGTAGGGGTTGACGCCGTAGTTCGAGTCCCAATAGTCGACGTACAGTTTCCAGCCCGAATCGTAATAGAGTTTGAAGTAGAACCCATAACCCAGACCGGTAAAAATATCCCCGGTCGAAATCAGTACGGCCACCCAGGTGCAATCTTCGCCGGTCGCGTTGAATGAGCTTGTGGAATAGGCCCCGCCCGCGGAGCTAAACCCGCCGAACTTGACCCCGTTCGCGAAGACGATCCCGCCGGGGTAGGAATAAAGGCCCCCGCCGATTGACGTGATCCCTCCGTCGATGAACCAGTCGAAGACCGCCGGCGCGTACCCGTCCGTGCACTGCGGGCAGACGGATTGAAGGCAAGCGGTCGTCGACTGACAGCAGGTGCATCCGGAAATGTACTCGACTGCCGCGTTTCCGCTCACGTGCTGAGATGCAACAACCTGCCCGCCGAAAATGATGTAACCCGTTTCCGCCCGGGTAGTCACGCGGTCGGTCGTCGATTCGCCGGTGAAGGGAATGTCAATCGGGGCGATCGGTTCATCAATGCTAGCCATTGGTGAACAGCCCGTTAGTGGCGTCAATGTCGAAGGTGTAGGAATCCGGGGCCGTGACGGAGATGCTGGATCCGTGATCGATATACCCGATTAGCTGATCGCTCGCGGCGGTGTCGTTGTAGACGACCGCGTACCGGAACGGTCCGAAACTGCCGCCGGACGCCGTAAAGACGACGTCGCTCCCGGTGAACTTCGCCACCCCGGAAGTCTGGGCGTAGGCGTTCGCTCCGATTGCCGTTCCGCCGGCCGTATACCCGTGCGCGGCGGTGATCTCGGTAATGTCCGTTTTGACCGTGTTTGTCGATACGTTCGGGGCGGTATTCGTCAGCATGACCTTGATGGTGTCCGCGTTCAGGTTGTGGACCTTCCGCCCGAGGTCTTGCGTGAAACAGTCGAACTTGACAAACGTCGGCATCGTTTACCCCTTCGTTACGACCAGTTCCCCATCGACACAGGTCACGTCGGTCACGTACCCTTCCGGAGCCCCGGTCTCGTATTTGCCGGCGTCCGTCGGACTCGGCCACGCCCGGACGACGTGACCGTTCGGGATGACCGCGGTCGTCGTCGCGGACGGCGCCCGTTTCAGGTTGTTCGTTCCGGTGAGCGGGGAAGGCGCCGCGGCGTCGACGTAAAGGTGCGTCGTCGGGTCGAGTAGTTTCCGCTTCCACGAATACAACGTCCCCGGCTCGGCTCCCCCGGAACTGCCGGTGATCTCGGCCCAGAAGCCGCTGTCCGTCCCGCCCCCGCCCGACCCCGCGTTCAACAAGACCCGCGCCCGTTGTACGCCCGTCGCGGTCGATTCCTTCCACAGAATCCGGGCCGGGCCACTTGCCGCGGACAACAGGTTCGTGTCCGACGCCGTCAATGTGGCAAACTCGTGCCCGAGATCGGTCACGTTAAGGGAACATTCGACACTGCCGGTGATGTAGACCTTGCCTACACGACCCGCCGGGATCGGCTCGGCCGTAATCCCGATCGCCTCGGCCTCGTCGCCGGCTTCCGGCGATAAGGCATCGAACAGTTGACGGCGTTGCGAATCGAGCGGACGAAGCGTCGGGTCGATGCCACCGGGGTCGAATCCGTCGTCCTGCCGGAGTTTGACCGGGCAAAGTTCCGCGAGGTCGTCGTCGCCTTCGTCGCGCAATGCGAAGACGGTGTTAGCGGGAAGCAACGAGACGTCCTGCTGATTTCCTCCGCCGGGTCCGAGGAATCCGCGGCGGAACGCATCCTCCATCTGCACCACGCCGTTCCACGTGCGCGCGGGGATTTGAAGCGGCCCGCCAGTTTCGGCCCTGTCGTCCATCAGCTAAACAGCCCTAGTTGGTTGAGGTCCTTGAGGTCGTAGACGCGATCGACATAGACCGCGAACGGTTGGGCAACGACAGCCCCACCACTGGGGGCCTGTTCGTACATGACCCAGAGGTAATCCCACCCGTATTTGAGGGGGACGAGCAGACCGTTCCCCGCCGGCCCGATCTGCACGTTCGTCTTGTTTCTTGACCGCAGGAATTGAAACGTCCCGGTAAACCCTTCAGCGGATGTCCACGTCATCCTCGCACCGAGGAACAGCACTTCGCCCGCCGGCTTGCCGAGGAACGGAACGGAATTCACACAGCAACTAAGGTCGGTCAGGAGGTCTTCGTAGGCCTGCGTCATTACCGGGATTTTGCACGTGTACGTCATCTTTTGGTTGGCTTGGAATACGTCGACGCCTTCGACCTTGCCGTCACTGAATCCGATGGCGTGGTTCGTTTCCGGTGCGGCCACTCCGCCCAGTCCGATAGAGAAAACTCGCGCTTCGCTGGTGGTTATTTTGGTCGTGCCGCCGGTGTAGTCGAACTCCCAATTCCGGCCCAACGGGTCGTTCGGTGCTGGCGCAGGCGGGGGCGGTGGAGGCGGACCCCCGCCAGCTCCGCCCGTCGTCGGCGCCCCCGGCACACCCTGAACCGGATAATCGCCCACCCCGTACGGGATGACGAACTTCCAAACCCCGCCGCCGAGGTGGTCGATCTTGCGGCCCTGCCACTCCCGAAGAAACCCTTCCTCGAAATCGCCGGAAAATCCGTACACGGCGACCGCGATTTCGTCCACGTCGTACGAACGGAACGCGAGAAAATGAACGTCCAGCTTGCCGCCGCCGACGTACGAAACGGTGTTCAACTTGACGACGGTGATCGACATTCACAATCCCTCATCCGAGACGGGGTCTTGACAACGGCATGACGAACGAACAAAACAAATAACCCCCAGACCGAGAGACCGACCGCGATGTCGCGTCAAGTCGAATTCACGCACCGCGAGCGTGGCACGTTCGGGAAGGGCTTTGGCCTGAGTCTCGGGTGCCTCTGTGGCATCGGATTCTTTTTGGCGGCGTGCGTCGTCGGCGTATTTCTGCTCTGCGGCGGATGCGTTACGGCAATGAAGCAAAGCCAGGATTACCTTCAGGAAGAACGCGAACGACAAGAGAAGATAAAAGAAGAACGGAACCGTCGGCCGGCTCTTGAGGTTGCCCCGGTGCCTCGATCGATTCAAAAATAGAGCCGTCAATCCCATATCGTTTAAGTGAACCTCGGCGCGATCTTCTGTATATTTTCGTCGATGCTTGCGAGCAGGTTGTTTTGCTTATCGCCTTGCGCGACGAGTTGTTTCCCCACACTGTCGCCGGATCCGAACTGCCCAATCGCACTACCGATCTGAAAGGCCCCGCGGGTCGCCCCGGCCACTTGAGAGAGGAGGCCGGGGATCCGGTCCGCGCCGGCCTCGCGTGCGATTCTCGCTTGGTTCCTGAGTTCTTCCAGTCGCTGTCGAGCGGCATTTTCTTCCGCACGATCAGCCGCGCCGGGCTGCTGGCCCGGCTCGAATTGCGTCAGGTCGAACCGTCTCTTTTCTCCGCCTGCATCAATGGCCTGTTTCAACAGGTCCCGCTTCTTATTGATGTCCTCAACCGTGTTCGATCCGGTAAGGATGTCGCCGAACCCAAGCTTCCGGCCGACCCAGCCCAATTCCCGATTGAGACTTTCGACGAACGTCCGCATCTGCCGGGCCATCCATGCCATCAGGTCGATCATCACCTTCGCCAGCCAGTCGGTCGCATCGCCCCACGCGAGTTTGAAACCTTTGACGACGTCGCCCCACCCGCCGGAGAACTTGGCGGTGAACTTGTTCCACTGTTCTTCAAGGTCGTTAAGGCCGGTCTGCCAGGCGAGATTCAGGCCTGCCATCGCGATCTGGCCGGCGAGTTCGATGTGCCCATTAGTCAGCGCGTCCGAGATGCCACCGATGGTCTCATCGAATACTGTTCTCAATTTGACAAAGGTCTCGCCCAGTCCCTGAAAAAACTGAATCACACCACCGCCGCTGATCTTGTTGGCGAGTCCGGCCAGTGCCGCGAGTGTCGCGACCACCAGCCCCATCGGCGAAACGACAAATGCGAGCACCGCCCCGATAGCTCCCCACGTAAACAGCAACGCCTTCATGGCGAACGCGGCCGCCGTTGCCGCCACCCCCAGCCCGACGAGGCCAGTCCCCGCCGCGATCAGTCCGGCCCCAACCGCGGCGAGCACCTGAAAGAGTCCCTGATTTTTCCGAACGAGTTCAGCGACGAACGTGGCCGCGTCCGCCGCCTGAAGCGCGAACGGCAATAATGCCGTCATCGCCGTGTATTTAATTTTGTTCAGAGATTGGCCGAACGAGTCCGCCGCGTCAAGGGTCTCCTGATTGAACAGCGGGGCCTCGCCGAAGAGGCGTTTCAGGTCACCGGCCACGCGGAGGAATTTCAATCCACCTTTGCCCAACGTCTCGACCGCCTTCGCGGCCCGTTCGGACCCGTCGTCGATCGCCAATAGCCCGTCGGCGAAGTCGAGGGCGAATTCGTCGAGCGGCTTGCCGGTAGTATTTTGCTTGGCGAGTCCCTTGAGGATCGGTTCGAGGTCTTCCAGTCCGGCCCCGGCGACCTTCGCCGCGTACCCAAGTTTCGACGCACCGGACGCGGTTAGCCCGAATTCGTCCTGGAGATCCTGAAGCTGACCCGCGATATCCAACCCGCCCTTGAACAGCGCCGTGATCGGAGCAAGTAGACCGGCACCGAGGCCGATACCGATCCCTCCGGCCTTCATCAACGATTTCCCGAACCGGCCGATCCGATTGGCGATGTCGTCGAGGCCCTTGTAGTTCGGCTTGACGAAAATCTCCACGAACGCCGCGCCGGCGCGAATGGCCCCGCTCTGTCCGCCTCCCCCCGGCAACGGCATGACCTACCCCCCGTGCTGAACCATTGTCTTTAACCCCCGGACCATCATCCGCAACGCCCGCCGCGACTCCTTCTTCTGGTCTTCTTCGGACAGCGGTGTTTTGAAAACAGTGCGTAGCGGATTCAGTTCAAGGGTTTCGGCAACCTTGTTCGATACCGCCGCTCCCAAGGCCGCCGCAAGCCTCACCACTTCGGCGTCGTATCTGCCAATTGCCATCCAAACCAATTGCCGAAACGTCAGAGGGCGTGGATCGACTCCGACGGCTCCTGCAAGTTCCCAGGCAATTTGTCGAAATCCACGCCTTCCAACTTCTCCCGGAGCATCTTCTCCATCGTGTCGTCCATTCTTTTCAGCGTCGGCCCCAGCACCTCCCGCATCACCTGGCCGACCCGGGAGCGGGAGGAAAAATCTGCGACGGCGATGAGTAAGGTTTCGACTGCAGTCTCGATCGTCGGCCCGTCGAAGCACCGCATGAATTGCTCTGGGGTCATGTTCCGTTCTTTGATTTGGTCTTCGCAAAGAACGTGTAGTACCTGCCCGATTTTCCCCCGCTTGCCGAACACGAATTCGGCGGCCAGCTTTTCGTCGCTGAGCACGGCTTCCATATCGATGCCGGTTTTCGATTGAATGCGGTCATAGTCTCCGAGAACGATTCGGAGTTCCCAATCATTACCCTTGTAATCCTTAAACATCGCCATTAAGCGGCCCTCTCGGAGATGCCCAGCTTTGCGAACAGCGGGGCGAATTTTGGAAGTTCAGCCATCAGCGACGGGTTCATGTACGGCCGGGCGGCGATGGTCACCGTCCGGTATCGGGTCGGCATGTGACCCCAGAATCGGCGGGTGCGGAGATCGGCCCGGACCCACTCGCCCGACCGCCGCTGCCGTTCCAGAATCGTCACCTGTCCGCCGCGTTCGAGGACGCCCGGCACCGTCCCCCGTATCGGCTTCCGATTCTTGTCGAAGAACACCATGTTGAGCCGGTCGGGTCCGACGACGACGGAATGGGTCGCCGGGTCGTAAGCGAAATAGAGTCGCTTCACCAGCGACCCTTCATGCACATAGGGCGGTTCGCCCGGCTTGCTGTACCCGTCCCGGTTGGTGACCTTCGACTTTACTCCGAATCCGCGGCGGACCACGTGCCGCAACATCAGCCCTTGCGCGTGGGTCCGGACGAACGCCCCGAACCGGGACATGACGCCCTGTTCCGTCTTCGTGAGCGACTTTATGACCTTCTGCCGGTCGAAGAACCCCGACTGGAATTTGATGAGGGTGTCGACGACCGGTGTCTTCCCGAGCAGTTGGATACCCGGCATGGGCCCTCCCGCTACGGGGCGATTGCCGCAAACGTCACCACTGGACCGGTGGTAACGGCCGCGGTCTTCGGGGGCTGAATCGATGAGTCGGGAATGAACTCCGCGTCGAAGAACTGAGCCGCCTGCACTCCCTGATCGAGACCGTACTTTTTGATCCAGAAGTAGGACCGGTACCCTTGATTACCGACAGTAGTCATATCCCCGTCAAGGACAAGGAAGTCGACTGCGGTCGGTCCGTGGTAAGCGGCGAGCAGGGCGATGTTGTTTGTATCGTCGTCGTCGTTCCGGATCTTCGCCGTCCACCCCAGCGTGAGCGTCGTCGGCACCTGCACTTCGATACGGCTGGCTCGGGTCGTGGCGTTCGCCATGTTCCATTCCGAGTTCACTTGCACGTCGCTGATAGTGGTCATCTCGGACCACGTCGGCGAACCGTACGTGCCGGAGTTTCGGAAGGCTTTACCCTTAATGCCCATTTTCGCCTTCGCCATGACTTAGCCCTCCCAGAATGCGAGTTGAACTTCGGACCAGAGCAAATGAAGCTGCGACCACAGGGACGGCTCAATCAGGTTGAGCAGTCCGGCCGCTTCGGTCGGATAAAGCGCGGCGCCCGCAATGAGCACCAGATTTTCCTCGTCCGTCAGCGGGAGATGGATCGTATTTTCGATCCACTCCAATACCCCGTCGGACCACGCCCGTCGTTCGGGTTCATTGCGGTAATCCGTCGGGACCCGCTCGGCGGTGATGACCGACAGTTCATACACGTGCGCCCGGCGACCCCGCGTCCGGTTCTCTCCGAACCGGTGTCGGGTCGGGAGAACGAACACCCATCGGCCGACGAGGTTTTCGTAAAACGCCTTTTCCTCCAACACATCGGGCGGCACCCGCCGTTCGACGGCCGTGACGCCCCGGTCGTCCATGTTCGCCCGGATGTAGTCGACCACGGCGTCTGCAACTTCGAGCACCCGGGCCGCCATTACCGCCCCTCGTCATCGGTGATCCGCTTCACGTGGATTCGGTATCGGGTGCGGGTCGGGTCCGAATGCCGCCACGCCGGTTCGCCGGTGATCGGCATGATCTCGAAGGTCAGATCGGACCCGCCGATCGACTCGATGAACCGGTCGCCGACCATCGGCTCGACCACCGACCCGTCCAGCACATACGACGCGACCGGAATCAGGTAGTCCCGTTCCCCGAACGTGATCGCCGCAGACCCGATATCGTTCATCTTGAACACCGTCCGACCGACGACCGCGTCTTCGATCGTTCCGTAGCACGTTGATTGACCGGGCGACCCCCTGGAGAGTGCCAACGTCACCGCCGCGGCCGACGCCACGCCGCGGTCCAATAGCGCCATTCCACGGGTGAGAAGGTTCGGCAACTCAGTTCCCCGGGACTATTGGCGGAGCGACTGCGGCCGGTCGGGCGGCCGAGCGGACCGGCGGCGGGGGTTGCGTCTTGCCTTCCGCCGCGTCGATCAAGTGGTGAAGGTCCGGGGCCATGAGCCACACGGCCGCGTCCGGTTTGTTGCGGACCGACCCCAATCGCAGGTCTTTCACCTTTTGGTCTTGTCGCTCGGCCGGTATGGCGTCGCACACCGTGACCACGTCCCCGGCAATCACCTGGCAAATATGGTGACCGATACCCTTGACCATCGTGCCGGGCACGTCGGCCGTCAGGTCCTCGAACTCGGTCTCGACCCCGACGCGGGGCTTATCCTTCGCCGCGGTTTTCAGTCGATCCAGGGGCATTTCTTCGGCCATGTCATTGCTCCGCGAATCGGGCGGTGAGTCGGTCGACGAGCAGTTTGTAAACGTCGGTCGTGGCAGTCTTCTCGACGTGGACGAGTAGGAAGAACGGACCGACCGCGGCATTGACGTTGAACACGGTCGCCGGCAGGACATTCACGCCATCGACGTAAACCTGCACGTCCGCCGGGTCACGCATATCGATCCAAACTTCTACGCGGTTGGCAACAGCCGACCCTTCGGTGTAGGTCTTCGTCGTGTTCGTCGCCGCGACGGTCGTCGATCCATCTTTCGACTGGAGGTTGATGTTTGTGACGTTCTCGTCCAGGTGGACCAACAGATGCTCGGTAATCGCATCGGCATCGGTCGCGTGGGTGGCGTTGGCGATCCCGATACTCGCGTCGACCGCGGTACTGGCCCCGTCGTTCTGGACCCGGAAAACCGCCTCAATGATCGCGTTGGCGTCTTTCGAGAACCCGTCCACCGAAAGGGCGTCGACCTTCTGAGCCTCGTTCGTCGCGGTTATTTCTAATTGCAACGTCCCGCCGAGGTTCACCGGGTACCCGAACCCGCCGACCGCCGAGGTTCCGACCGGGACGGACAGGTACCCGTCCCGGACAAGGTCAATGTCGTAACGCGGGTCGACGTTCAGTGTCACGGAACAATTCGAGTCGGACTGGGCGGCGTCGGCCGTCGCCCGGCCGAGGTAATAATCCCGGTCGTTCACCTTCTTGAAGTGGACCTGGTTCGCTGAGTGGTCCCAAAAGACCCGACCGCCCTTCAACAATGCGAACGTCGTCGCCTTGGGCAGGGTAACGACGCCGGACGAAGTCAACGTGATCGCCGTCCCGATATCGGCGCCGGTCGTCGAGTTGTAGAACCCGGACCGGCCGTCCGGCCCCTGCTGGACTTCGCCCGAACCGACAGCCGCCGCGGCCGTGACCTTCGGCGCGTCGCTGGGTCGGATTAGGGAGGCGTCGGCCATTTACGAACCGTTGCCCCTGTTAGTTCCACGGCGTGTGCAACGCCTCGACGATCGTGTTCACCCCGGTTCCGCCCGGCCCGGCGATCGACCCGAATGGCGCGTTGTTGGTCGACGTGGTCGTCACCTTGTTGTTGGTGTCGTCCCAGTAGACCTTCGTGCCCTGCGTGTAGTTTCCGATCATGGTCACGTCGTAGATTCCGCCGCCGATGGCGAGCGCGCCGGCGACGTTGTTGGCGATGTCCAGGTGGGCAATGCCACACGTCCACCCGGTCAGGTTTCCGACCAGGACGACTTGGCCCGCGGCGATGTTGCCGGCGGCCGGGGTGTAATCGGCGAAAATCGCGTCGCCGTGACGGTAACTGGCCTCGGCCATGACTACTTCTCCTGAGAAACGAGGACCGGCGGCCGGACGACCGCCAGCGAATCATGGCGGGAGAGCAGGTGGCCCCCGTCGCCGATCAGTTCGTCGACCGCCCGCGTCACGCCGGGGTCCCATCGACCATCGCATTCGCCCGGAGTGCGACGGTAGTCGTGAAAGGCCAGCAGGCCTCCGGGCCGCAGGACGGTTTTGGCCGCGTCGATGTCCGCCCGGACCGACTCGTACGAATGGTCGCCGTCGATGAAGACGAGGTCGAAGACGGCGGGGAGCGTGGGAACGACCTCGGCCGCCGTTCCCTTCCGGACGGTGACCCGGTCCGCGACGCCGTAGCGGGCGACGTTCCGGTTGAACGCGGCGAGTGTTTCGCCGGGCGTCGGCGTGGCCCGCCCGTCGAACGGGTCGACCGCGAAAACGTGTTCCGCCGTCTGCGCGAGACATACGGTCGACCGGCCGCAGTACGACCCGATTTCGAGAACGGTCTTTCCTTCGGCGAGGCGGCCGAGTTCACGCCCCTCGATTTCCGTGAGCCAGCCGGGCACGTCGTGCGGGAACCGGCCGGTCGGCGTGGCGTCCGCGTCGAGGACGCTGGCCGTGAAGTATTCCGAGTCGAACGGGTCGCCCCACGGGTCCTGGTTGCCGAAGTTGATCGGCCCGCGGTGGCCCATTTTGATCTTGCGGGTCGCCCCGACCTTCAGCCCGTACTCGTGGAAGCACCGGGACAGGTTCCAGTCTTCCGGCTCGCACTCCGGCATGTACCGGTTGTGCGTCGTGTTGAAAATGATCCGGTCGTTGACCTCGAAGTGGAACTTTTTCATCTGCCTTTCGTCGAACCGGCAGACCCAGCACCCGGTATTGAGCAGGATTTTGTAGCCCACGTCCTGGCTGGTGAACGTCTCGGGCAGTCGGCAGACCTCCTTCATTGTCAACCGGCCGTGGACCCGCCACGTATTCCCGTCCGGCCGGGCCATGGCGATCGACGTTCGCCCCCGCTGGTCCTTGATCGGCGAGACGACGCCGAGCACGTCGAGGTTCTTCGCCTCCAGTTCGTCAATCGCCTTGTCGACCCAGAAGTCTTCCGGCTGGCAATCCCCGTGGAGCATGGCGAAGTAGTCGCACCCGGGGCCGGACCGGGCGCGATTCAGGGCCTCGCACCAGAGGATGTTCATGTTCTGGGCGAGCAGACTCCCGACCTGCTGCATGATGTGGACGTCGAACCGGCCGGCGGTGGACCGGAACAGGGCCCGGGCCGCGTGGGGCGTAATGTCCCCATGGCTCGGCATCCCGAGGAGGACGGTCTTTCGTGGCAGGTCCGTCGTCATCAACTTCCTTCGCGGGAGTGAGTGGGTACCGGTCTGGGGTTACTTGTCCTTCGCCGGCGCCTTCGGGTGTTCGGCGGGGACGGTGCCCGAGAAGACCGGGGCGGGTGTCGGAGTGGCCTTTTTCTTCGGCGCGACCGGTTCGTCGGTGTGTTCCGCGAGGCCACGTTTCAGGAGCGTTTCGCCTTCCTTGTCGTCAACGTCGACGACCTCGCCCTCGCCGTAAGGGGGCAGGCCGGACGGCTGGTGCGTGACGGGGTCTTCGTCCTTCACCCCGATGTTCCGCAAGACTTTCAGTCGCATGGCAGACTCCGCAGTCGGAAGGAATTCGGGGCCGGCGGTCGGCCCCGTCAAGGTTCTGTCGGTTAGCTACCCGCGGAGCGGACACCGCCGCGGTATTCCTGAAGGGCAATGCCAAAATCAAAATATCCCCTCATCGCGATCCCGAGCGTGTTCCAGTCCATGTCGCTGGTCTCGACGATCGGCGTCTGCTGGCCGTTCAGGAACCCGACCTCGATCACCGGCATGTCGTTCGGGTCGGCGAGTAGGTACCACGCGGCGGCACTGAACCCCGTGTAACTGGAATTCGACATGTACGGCGAACTGACCACCCGGTACGCGCCGGCGAACGGGTTGTTCGCGGGCAGGAGCGAGTTGGCGGTAGTGGTCCCGGTAAGGGCGGTCGAACTCATCAACTGCAGCGCGAGGATGCGCAGGGCGGTCGGCACCAGGAGGATCTGCGCCTTCGCGGCCAGCGGCGTGCCGTCCGGGTCGGTCTGGGCGGTGAACACCACGTCGGCGGCGGTGAGGCCGGCAATGCCGAGCGCGGACCCGGCCCCGGTCGAGACGTTCGTGTGCCCCGACGTGAAGAAGGTGGAGTTGTTGAGGAAGATCGACCAGAACTTGTCGTTCAACTTCAAGGCGCCGCCGCGGCCGAGCCGGCTCGACGCCCCGGTCAACGCCCCCAAGTCGTCATTGATGAGGTCGCGACGGTCGATGCCGAGCATCTTGCCGTAGGTGTCCGCCTGATTGGGGTAGGCCAGTTCGCCGAGGTCTCCGTGTTTCAACTCGCCCCCGCGGGGGACGAGTGAATACATGAGGCCGCCGGTCAGGGCGACGGTGCTGGTCGCCTTGAAGTCGTTGAACGTCCGGATCGCGGCCAGCATCCGCCAGGCGTCGTCGACCGCCATGAACGACTGGCGGAGGAACTTGTTCGCGACGTTCGACAGGATGTTCGGCAGGCTGTAGGTGCTCGGCCCGGCTTGACCGGCACGGAGGTCCGGCGTGTTGCCGTCGGCCCCGAACGCGGCGGCGAGGTTGCCCCGCAGGTTCGATTTGAGCGACCCGCCCCGATACCCGTTCTTCCGGGCGAACGTACCGATCAGGTCCGCGAGACCCAGCCCGCCGCGGAAGTTCTGGTGGGCGGCTTCCAGCGTGCGGGCGTCGTACTCCTTCTCGACCGTCGACAACCCGCCGGCCACGCACACCGCGGCCTCGATCACCTTGCCGGAGACTTCCCGCTCGTCGTCCCGGCGGACGGTCATCGGCGCCCCGGGCCGGGCGGCGCGGATGAGCCGTAGTTCGGTTTCGGTGACGTTCCACTTCTTCTCGATCGCCTCACTGACGATCGACTCGCACGCTTCGAGGTTGGACGGGTTGGCCTGACCGTATTTGACGCCGAGAAGCGTAATCTGCTCCTGCCGGGCCTGTTCCGCCCGCATCGGCGCGAACGCGCCTTTGATATCCACCCCGGTCGCCTGTTCGGCGGGGTTCTTCGGGTCGGGCTTCCACTCCCGCTCGACGGCCGCCTTCAACCGCTCCGACCCGGCCAGGTCGTCGTCCCCGCCGGAGGTCGACCGCTGCTCCGCCCGCCACTGGGCCTGGAGACGGCCCTTGGCCTTGTCGTTCAGGGTCGAAAGGTCGAACCCTTCGGCCACCGCCCACGCCTCGAATTCCATGTCAAGCTCCTTGAGGTCACTTGGCGGCGGCGAGCGCCTCCAGGGTGGAGTCCAAACTGCGAATCCCGTCAATCAGTCGTTTGTCCAGTGCCTCGACGGCCGGGAACACCCCGCCGGTCCGCACCGCGGCCAGTTGGGTCCCGTTCAGGCCCCGGCCCTTTTGCACCGCGGCGTCGAAGTGGGTCTGTGTCTCGTTGACGAGGGTCTGGAAGTAGCCGGCCTGTTCGTCGGTCACCGCCGCCCCCGGCGTACCGGCGCCCTTCAACGGGCCGGTGGCGAAGACGAGGGCCTTGACCCCGTCCTTTGCGGCAGCTTCCGACAGGTCGTACACGGTCAAGACGGTGCCGATCGAACCGACCAAGGCGGTCGGCGAGTTGGCGAACACGGCGTCGGCCTGCGAGGCGATCCAATAAGCGGCACTCGCCCCCAGGTCGTCGACGTGGGCCCAGACCGGTTTCTTCTTCCGCGCCGCCTTGACGTCGGCCGCGAGGTCGGCGGTCCCGGCCACGGTCCCGCCGGGCGAGTCGATCGCCAAGAGGATGGCCGAGACGTTGGGATCGTTCGACGCCGCCCGCACGTCCCGGCGGAGTTGCACCGTCGACGTACCGCCCATCGACGACTGCGCCTTCATGAGCGTTCCGGCCGCCTTGATGACGGCGACGGTCTTGCCGTTCTTCCCCGTGAACATCTCCGTCTGCGAGGCCGGCTTCGGGGGCGGGCCGGCGGCCATGTGCCGGGGGAGGTCGGTGGCGTGGACGATCCGCCACTGGGCGGCGAAGTAGGCCGGGTCAACGGCCCAGAGGCCGACGTAATCGCACAGCCGGGCGAAGGCGGGCACGGCGAGGGCGAGACCGTCACGCATAGACACGCCCCCTTCGCGTCGGGGCCAGGTCCGTGTCTTCCAAACTGTCGTCGTCGTAGGCGTTGGGGTCGTTTGGTCCCGGCTCCGGCGCGTTGGGGTCCATCGGCGCCCCCGGAACCACCGGTTTCGTCAGGCCGATACTCGCGTCCGGGTCGATCCCTTTCGCCCGCATGTACTCGCGTTCGACGGCCCGTTGATCCACCACCTCCCGCCAGTCGAGTCCGTCGGCCGCACACTCCGCGGCGAGCGTGGTCAGGTTGAGCCGCAACCGCAGTTCGATCGCCGTGGCGTCCTTGTACGGGTCGATCGACACGAACCCGTCCCACTGCCACTCCCACTCCCACGTGTTCACCGGCCCCAGTTCGACGGGAATGAGGCCGGCGACCGAGGCCGCCTCGGCGAGCCAAGCCCGGAACAACTTGTCGAGCACCAGGTGCCGGAACCGCTCGCGTTCGATCCAGACGACGCGGTGATAAGGGACGTGGTCGAGCCGTCCGGAAGAGTAGTTGTAACCGCTGGAATTACCAGTCGTTACGTTGAACGGAGCGAGCACCGGCCGGCCCATCTCGGCCCGTTTGTCGCCGACGAACTCCTTGTACGTGCCGGTCGGCTGTTCGGCTTTGAGTTGGCTGGCATCCCACCCTTCGGGCAGGGTCAGGAGCGCGTTCCGCGGAATGTCCACCTCTTCCATCGTGTCGAATTTGGGCGCCTCACCCCCCGCGTCGGCCGAGCCCGTCGTCTTCATGATCCCGGAGATGTTCGCCGCCGTCTCGGCCGCGCTGAGCACCGCCTTCCCGTACCGCCGGGTCTGGGCGCCGGTCTCGAGGGCGGACGCGAACTCGGACACGCCGCGGGCCTGCCCCGGCCGGCGCGGGCGGAACCAATGCACCATGAACTCCGCGGGGACCTTGTCGGCCTTGATCCCCCAGAAAACGCCGTCGCCCGGGTGCTCTTTCAGGACGTGATAGATGGTCGGGTTGCCGGCCTTGTCGTATTCGATGCCGTCGATCGCCAGCGGGTCGAACAAGTTGAACTCTGTCCCGCCCCACAACGGGGTGGCGATCTGTTCCGCTTCCATCACCTTGAGGTCGAGCTTGACCGGGTGGTCGATCATCTCGTTCGTAGTGAACTGGCCGAACGTCTCGCCGTCGGCCGGCTGCGGCTCCACCAGGAGCCGGAACTTCTCGGCCATGCCGGCGGCGCGGACCCACGCCTTGAACGACTTCATCACCACCATTGCCGCATCGTGCAGGTCCACCTCTACCGTGAGCTGGAGCCGCGGACCGGTGCCGATCATGTCGTAGGCGAGGGTCTTGGTCAGCCCGTCGAAGTGCGGGTCGTTCTCGCGTTCGAGCCGCGCCCGGCGGCGGAGGGTCCGGCGGACATTGGTCCGGGTGGATAGGTTCGGCGAGAGGTCGTCGGCGGCGGCCCAGTGGTTGCGGTTCTGGCTCCCCGTCTGGGCGGCGTCGAACCGGGCCTGCATCCCACCGGCAGAACGGCGGGCGACGACTTTCGGCGCGGCGGCGGTCCGACATTGGGGGAAATTGGGCACTTACTGCGGCCCTCCGCCGGGAGGGACCGCCCGCGCCATCATGACCCGACCCCACGCGGACCGCGGAGGGGTCGTCGTCTCCGCCGCCCACCGCCGCAGGGCGAGGAGTTTTTCGGGGTCGGTCGCCACGACGGTGACGCCGTCGACGGTCATCGACTGAACGCCTTCGACGGCGCCGGCCAGAATGGTCTCGTCGAGAGTTTCGATCAGCGTTGCCACGAACCACGGCCCCCGGGGGACGTGGTGCATGGTGGGGGCGGGCGTAGCCCGTCAGGAAGTGGGGAAAGAGCTGGGCGGGGAGAATTGAACTATCGGTTAGGTGGCAGACTTCCACTCGCCGCACCAGTCGGTTGCGTGTGTGATCGGGAAAACACCCGCAGGCCATCCGTCTGAATTCACGGCAACCCCGGCACGTGGTGCGTGCCGACGACAAAAACCTTGTTGCACTTCGTCTTTCGGCCTTTGTTCCAAGCCGCCCCAATACTTACACGTCTCGCACCGGTCCGGCCGCGGCGGGGAATCGGTCGTCGGCAGGGGCAAGGGGGAAGCGGCCATCATTTCGCCCCCGTCGGTTCCCATTCGACCGTCGCCCCTGCCATGTCCACTTCGCCGCCCAGCGCGTCCCGGGCCATGTCCATGATCACGGGGGCCATGCGGGCGCGGAGTTTGTCGAGCCGTTCCTTCTCCCACCGGGCGAACTCCGCCGCTTGGGTCGGCTCGTCCACCTCATAGTTCCCGACGTTGTGACCGTGCTCGATTTCCAGAACGCCGGTGTAGGGCCGGTTGGTGACGGAGTCCCCGCTCAGGACGGCGTACCCTTCCGCCAACTGTTCCGGCGTCACGATCCGGCGGGCGGGCACGAACACCCGCCGTGGAACTCCCGGCACCGCCGGTTCGCCCGCGCCGCCCGCCTCGAACGCGAGCACGTCGGAGAGGATTTCGCCGTTGGGGGTCATGGGTGAGCCTCACGTGTTGATTTCAACCGGCGGTCTCACCGGCTCGACGTATTTACTCTTAAACACGGGCACCGTACCCGGCGTGTCCAGTACGAGCCGGGAATCGCCATAGTTGCTCAGGTCTCTACCATCCTTGCCGTCGACCAAAAAATCAAGCGAGACGTCATGCAAAAATAGGTCCGGCGGATGCAGAGTGAAATCCCCGTTCAACTTCGCGTCCGGCGGCAATCCGAGCCCGGTAAAGTCGATCATTTCGGGGTGGTCGATGATCTTCGGAAAAACGGCGACCAAGAAGTCCAGCAAGGGGACGCGGATCGTTGCGTAAGAAGGAGATTCCGTTTTCATCACCGCACCCCCATCCGTTCCGCCTTCTCTTTTCGCCTGAGTAATTGTAACTCCCTTAAACTCTGCGGCTTGACTTTCTCCGTCACCACCGGCAGCCCGTCCGCGGTCGCGCTGGGTCGCAGACCGGCCACGCTCGCGGCGACGGCAGCCATTACGACGCAGTCCAGCCAGTGATTATCGGGTCGGTCGGGCCTTAACAGCCATTTATCGAACGTCGCCCCGCGCAACGTCACCGGGCTCGCATACTCCGCACTCAGGTGCTCGCTCAGCATCTCGTGTTGCTTCGGGTCCTTGCCCCACAACGTCAAGCCCGTCCGCCCGCCCGGCGGGACGGTGAGCCGCTGGTACAGAAAACTCTTCCAGTGGTCGGGGTCGAACTGCACCATCTGGCCCCGGCCCGTCTCGGCCCGGGTGAGTCGCCAGTACCAGCCCGGCTTTTCCCCCGGCCGCGGCTTCCACTCGGACACGCCCCGCGCCGTCGTCGTCCGCCCGATCCCCTTCGACGGGGTCAGAACGCCCGCGTGCGGCGAGGCGCGGACGAACTGGTAGACCGCGTCGCTTTCGTACCCGGAGTCCACCAGGGCGCGGCCGATCTTCATCTCCCCGGCCGTCTGCTCGTTCTTGTAGACCTTTCCCAGCACTTCATTCGTGAGGTCCATCATCCCGTTGTAAACCAGTTGGCTCGCGTTCATGCCCCGGTACTTCTCCACCTCCTTCAGCGTCGGCCGGGCGTCGGTCGCGGCGAAGAAGCTCCGCGCCTGCCGCGGCCAGCACCCGTAGTCGACGAGCGACCCGCCGAACGCTTCCGTCCAGGCGACCACCACGTACCAGTGGAGCCCGCCCCCCGCGTCGAACCCGGCGGTCAGCATGGGACACTCGCGGGGCACGAGGAACCGGTCGACGCCGTTGTGGCGTTGGGCGATCTCGGCGGGGATCAGTTCCTTGGCGCCGACGCCGAGGTCGCCGGGGTCGGGGTCGTTCTGATACTCCGCCTTAAAGACCTTGAAATCCTGATACCGCAGGTTCATGGCGTGCTGGACGGCCGAGAGTTCGTCCGGCTTGAACCGTTCCGCCCAGGCCACCTTCGCCCCGTCGTCCATCGGGGCCCGATTCCGTTCATAGAACGCGGTCGCGTCCGCCAGGCCCCGCCCTTCCCGGAGGGAGGTCAGCCGCAATTCCGCGTACTGCTCCCACAGGTCGGTGTTCTTCGGGAATGAGTAGACCATCTTCGTCCGCTCGCCATTCCACTCGGGATGCGACTCACGGTCGAGCAGTTGGTCGGCCATGTCCCGCGGGGCGATCACGGTACACGGCACCACCGCGGAGATCTTCACCTTGGGCCCGGCGAGCCCGAGGACGGCCTTGGACAGGATCGCCAGTCGCTTCGCCGTCTGGGTCGGGCTGAACGCGCTCTCGTCGTCCTGCGGGTCGTCGCAGATGGCGAGGTCGGGCCGGATCGTCTTGCCGTCCGCCGTCACGTGGGACATGCCCCGCACCCGCCCGGTGATTCCGGTGGCGCGAATGACGGCACCCGAAGAAACCGAACCCGGCACGGTCGGGAACTGGATGCCGTGATCGGTCCACTCCATCCGCG